TAAGAATACCTAATGAGCCTTCTACACCAGCAGCGTCCATGCCGCTGTCGATAAGTTCGTCAATAAACAATAGATTTACACCTTGATACAAACTTTCCCAAACATCACGGAATGCAAAGCTCAATCCTAAGATAAGTCTATTGCGTTCACCTCTTGATAAGTTATCAAAATCTAAATCTTGTCCTAATTGTGTAATTTCGACATTTAAATCGTTTTGGAACAATACTTGATGAGGTAAGCCTAGTTTATCAAGATAGTATGTTAAGCGATTATTTAAATACGCAAGATTTTGATCAATAATCTTTTTACGAATAAAGCTATCTTTGTTAGTTAATAATTTTAACAAAAATTCTTGATGCTCTTTATAATCAGTAAGCTGATTTACTGGAGTCCAATCAATTTCTTGTAGTGCTGATGTTTTTAAATCGGCAATCTGTTGTTCATAAGGATCGTCTTCATCTTGCTTTGTTTTAAGAGCTTGTTTTAAACTGTCTACATTTTGTCTGTGTTCATATGCTTCTTTAGCAGTTTCGTAAAATGTATTAGGACGTCCGTTAATATCGCCTATTTCATCTAAGCCTAAAAGTACATCTTGTAACTTGTCTGCAACTTCTGTCTGATAAGCTATTGCATCGTTTAATTCTTTTGTTTTTCTTAACTCAATTTCTGCTTTTTTGTCATCATGCAGTGCTTGTCCGCAAGTATAACAAGTAGCATCTTCAAGATTTGCGATGTCTTTTTCTGCCTTTTCAACACTCTTAGTAGCACGTAATAGTGCGCTCTCAAGTGTGCTTTTTTCTTTGTTAAGAGCCGTAATTGCTGTGTTTAATTCATTCCAATTTTGTAATTTTTCGTGTGAATCTAGTTCTTTTTCAATATCAACTTCTTCAAGCTCTTTTATTGCTTTTTCTATTTTGACACAATCTTGTTCTTTTTTAGCAATCCAAGCACGTTGTCTGCTTGCAAGAGTTTCTATGCTAGATTCAATTTTTGTGTTTGCAGCTTGTATTGCTTCAATCTTCATTGTTTCTTGTGTGATTGAATCTTTAGTCTGCCTAGTTTGTTCTTTGAGCAAATCTGCTTTTTCAGTTAGTATTGTAATACCTAAAAGTTGTTCAATAATTGCTCTTTGATCATTTGCTCTCATTGACAAGAACGGCTCTGAATATGTATTAAGTGCAACAATGTGCTTAAACATATCATGACTCATGCCTAGTAAGTCGTGTATTGATTCTTGTGTTTTTCTACTATCACCTTGGCTTTCGTCGATCATTTCTTGTTCTTGATCGTTGATATAAAATTTAAGAACATTAGGTGATCTTCCTCGCTCAATACGATAGTCAACGCCGTTCTTCTCAAAGTGTAGGGTGACTAACATTCCTTTAGAATTTGTCTTGTTAATAAGATTATTCCTCTTAATGTTAGTCAGTGCTTGGCCGTACAGTGCGTAAGATAATGCATTGATTATCGTAGTTTTGCCTGTACCGTTTCTGGATCCGGTGTCGTCACCTCCTTGGTCTAAGTTTTCACCAAGCACGAGTGTAAGTTGCTCTCGATTGAAATCAACCGCTTGAGTTTGATTACCCACACTCATAAAGTTTTTAACTGTTAAATCTTTGATTCTAATCATTCTAAACCATTGTAGATATCTAACAACATATTTTTGTTGTAGTTTGCAGTATCTAGTTCCGCTATTTCGCTTGCAACAATTTGATCAACACTTTCAAATTGTGCAATGTCTAGATCTGTTGTTATCTCTTCCATTTGTTTTTGAGGAATAAGTGTAAGCTCTCTTACACCGTAATCTCTGATGTATGTTTCTTTGATAAAGTTTGCTTCTTCATAACTTATTGGCAAATCTAGTGTTACTCTAAGATACATTTTATCTTTTATAAGTGTACTAGTTTCATCAATAAGTTGTGATAGTTTTACAGTTCTGTATTTTGGACAATTTGGCCAGTTGATGTATTCTGGTTCTGCATTGTTTTCTTTATCAAGGATCATCATACCACGGTCATCATCCCAAGCATCTGCATAGTTGTGTGGAAATGCATTACCGATGTAATGAATTTTGCCTTGTTTTTGTCTCTTGTGAAAATGTCCTGAAAACACAAAATCTTGATTAACAAAATGTTCTGCTTTTAGATCACCGTGATCTGGCATCTGCACCATTGCGTTCATGTAAAAGCTCGGAAGCTCAAAGTGTCCGAACAAATACTTTGCTTTTAATTTTCCTATATTTTTCCACTCATCGCCTACAAGCCAAGGAACAAGTGCAACATCGTCTTCTTCGACAATTTTGTCTACAACAGTTATTCCTGGAATATGCTTTGCAAATTCAGTAGAACTTACATCACGTTTGTCCTTGTAGTACAAATCGTGATTACCAACAAACATTAAAACTTTGTCAAATGCTTGTCCTAATTTTTCCATGCTACGGATAGTTGCATCCATTGTAGTAAGATTAAGGCTGTTTCTATTGTGATGCCAGTCACCGCAAAACAAACATGTTTCGCAGTTATTTTCCTTGGCAACTTTTATGAACCAGTCTATAAACTCTTCACAATCTTGATTGTGTACTCGGCTGTTACTTTTCAAGCCAAAGTGGATGTCCGTAAAGACAGCAGCTTTTTTAAACAAACTAATTTACTCCATTCGCTTGTTATAATATACACTAAAAATGCACACCTGTCAACTATTTTTTTGACAATTCTCTTTCTCTTTTTACAGCCGCTTCCCATTCGCCTGCGTGTTGGCGTGTGTAACTAGGATTTAAATCATTCATTTCTAAAATATCGTCTCGAATGTTTTGATTGCGTTTTTCAATGTTGATAACACGGACAAAACTGTTAGTAACAGCAGCAGTGTAATAAGCAAAAGGATTTTGAGATTTTGATTCATCAAATTGCAATCCAATCTGTGCAAGTTGAAGAATTGCTTGTCCCCGCATTTCGTCGTTATAGGTATAACCGCGAACGTTGCCACGTGTAGCATATCTATCACACAGTTTCATCCACATAAGTGCAAGTTTATCTGTAGCTTTTCCGTGGTTTTTAGAAAAATACCCGTTTTCCATGCCGCCTATCCAGTGACTTTTACCTACACACACTAATTCGTCATTTTCGTTAAATTTATAGTGTTGGAAAGGTGGAAAGTTTAGCTTAGTTTTAGTGTCTGCTACTGTCTTTGGATTCTTTTTACGTCCCGGCTCGTCTGGAATATGATCGAAAGTCATAATACGAAAGATTAGTTCTTCTTTGGTAATTTTTTTGTAATCTACTTCACAATCTGCTTGTTTAATTTTTTGTCCTGCTTCCTTACGGGTTTCGTAATCTTCTGTAGATAGGCGTTTTGCCTTGTTACGTTTTGCTTCGGCAATAGTTCTAATATTGATCTTATCTATACTTGGTAAAATTATATCATACAGTGCATAATCTTTTTCTACATAGCTATTGTATGTATTTTTTGATCTGTGTATCTCTTTTAAAATGTCTTTGTTGTTTAAATAATTCTTCTTTCGCAAAAGTGTTCTCCTAATAATATATTTATTATAATATACGTAGATAATTTTGTCAACTAAATAATGTATAGGAGAATAATAAAAATGGGATTATTCAGCGGCTTTAACCAACTAACAAGTGCAATAAGCAGTGTGTCTAGTAAAGTAAACCAATTCCAAAACACCTTTAGTTCGTTACAGACTCGTGCTAATAGTGCATTAGGAGGACTAAATTCACTTGGTTCTGCTGCAAAGAATTTTGGTTCAAATCCTAGTCTATCTAGTGGACTAGCATTACTTAACCAAGCAGGCAGTGTTGCACAAGATTTTAGTGCTTTGGGTGCTACATTCTCTTCTGGGTTTGGAAGTAGAACAAGGTTGGGTAGTGTATATAGACAAGGTGTTACACCAGGTGCAGAACCTTTTGCACCAAATGCAGCAATGGCAAGTATTATATCGCAAAATGTTTCGTCTGGAGGTATAGATGAAGCAACAAACGACTGGCGTGTTAGTTTATCAGTCCCTTATGCAATTTCAGGTAGTCCTTTATTTCAAGCATTTAATGCTACAAGTAAAAAACTAGTGTTTCCTTTTACTCCTACAATACTTTTTGGTAACTCTGCTAACTATTCACAAATTCATCCTACACACGTAAACTATCCTTATAATGCGTATGAAAATAGCCAAGTTGATAGTATTACAGTTACTGGAGAATTTTTTGCAGAGTCTGAAGAAGATGCGTTTTACTGGATTGCAGTATTACACTATTTAAGAACAATGACAAAAATGTTTTACGGTGACGGCCTAAGTGCAGGCAATCCACCTCTTGTTGCAAGATTAAACGGCTACGGTAGACATGTATTAAACAATGTTCCTGTACTAGTAGGAAACTTTACTACAGACTTACCTGCAGAAGTTGATTATATACAAGTAAAAGTTCAAGAACAAGTGAACTATGTACCTGTACAAAGTACAATTACTGTTACATTGTTACCGCAGTACAGCAGATCAACACAAGCTCAGTTTAATCTAAGGAAATTTGCTAACGGCGAATACACCTCTAGCGGAACAGAAGGATTTATCTAATGAGTATGAGCCCTTATGGTAAAACAAATGTCACAACTTCGGGATATTTAGATATCTTGAATATTCGCCCAATTCCTGCGGAAGATAATGATGTTGTTTTTGAGATTACACCGAACTATCATCACAGGCCGGACTTGTTAAGTTATGACCTATACGGCACAAAAGACTTGTGGTGGATTTTTGCACAAAGAAATATGGATATTATTAGAGATCCTGTTTACGATTTTTCTGCAGGTACAAAAATATACCTACCAAAGAAAAGTAATCTTGTACCGTTATTAGGAGCATAAATGGCTTTCGGAAGTTTTTTAACTACTTTTTCAAATAATGTTAGCACTGCAACTAGTTCTCTTAATAATGCTTTGAGTGGACAAAAACTTAATCAGCTAAACACTAAATTATCTGGAGGAGTCAGGCAGCTTACAAATCTTAATTTTGGAGAATTTAACCAAAACTTACAAAGTGCTGTTAAAGGCATTTCGGGTGTTAGTGCAAATGCTAGTAATGTTACTTCTACGTTTACAAGAAAACTAGAACAATTAAGTACAGCTGGCAAATTAGATTTTGAACAAAATTTAATCGGAAAGTTACCACTAATTAAAGACTTTGAAGGCGCAGCATCTCCTATTAAAGTTCTTCCTCAGTCATTAAATGCAGTTACTGGAGAAATAGGAAAGTTTCAAAGTGCTATTTCTAAAGCTGATAGTTTCTTTTCAGGCATAGATGAAGCATTAAGTTTAAATTTTGGTGGTGCTGGAGGCAGAGCTGACAGACGATACAGTAGCATATCTGTAGATGCTAACGGTAGACTTTTAAATCCGTTGAGACACTATGCAACATATAACTATAAAATTACCTTAGGGTGTGTAAGTGATGCAGAACTTGCATCTCCAGAAAGTAGTTTTAGATCAAGCGGTTTAACTAATGTTATATGTACCACAGGCGGCGGCAACTTACAAAATAGAGTAACAACCTTTGCTGAAAAAAATTACGGGTTAACTGGCGAATACTATCTAGAAGATTTAGAGTTAGAAGCTCTGATAGCGCCTAACAGTAAAACAGGTACAGCAACAGGTACAAAATTAGCCTTTACAATTATCGAACCTTATAGCATGGGGCAGCTTTTAGAATCTTTACAAATCGCTGCATTACAAGCAACATACACAAACTATATTGAAGCACCTTATGTTCTTAAAATTGAATTTTTAGGGTTTGACGAAGACTCTAAATTCTTACCTTTAAATAGTGCTCAATCTATTACTCCAAAATATATTCCTATAAAATTAACAAATATCGAATTCCAAGTAGATGGACAAGGTAGCAGGTATTCTGTAGAAGCTATTCCTTACAATGAACAAGCACTAGCAGATGAAGTTGCAAAAGTTCCTGTTGACGTTTCTATTGCCGGAAACAAAGTAGATGAATATCTACAAAAAGGAACACGTAGTTTAACAAATGTTTTAAACAAAAGGAAAGAAACAAGAGAAGATAAAAATGTTGCACCTAGCGAAGACAGATATATTATCATGTTTCCTATTGACAAACAAGGTGCTACAAAAGTAGTTGAAGGAGCAAGGGTAAACAACAACTCTGCTACGTCAAATCCTTTTGAAGTTACAAGAACTTTACAGAGATCTAATCTACCAGGTGCAGCAGACGGCACTCCAAACGGTTCAACAAAAGCGCCTTCAAATACTGTTTATGATTTACTTAAAGCATACGCAGAAACAAATGTAAACGAAATTGGCCGAGCAGTTTTAACTGAAAATAGTAATGACGGCGGCACCAGAGTTATGGGTGAAGCAGATAAAGCAGTATATCAAGACGGACCTATAAGATTTGTACAAAGAAATAAAGTTGATACAAAGGATTTGGAACGTATAGGACAGTACACACAAGGAACAAACGTTGTAGGTATTATTGAAGATGTTATACTCAATAGCGATTACGGTAGAGCTTTAGCAGAAAGACCTGCAGAAAACGGTCTTAAAAAATGGTTTAAAGTTGAAACACAAGTTTTTGTAAACAGTGACACGGGCACAGAACTTAAAACAGGTAAAAAGCCAAAAATCTATGTTTACAGTGTTGTGCCTTTTTGGGCAGATGAAGCTAAGTTTTTAGGTCCGGGTCGTGTGCCAGCAAATACTGAACAATTAAAAGCACAAGCAGTAAAAGAGTACAACTATTTTTATACTGGTAAAAATGAAGATGTACTTGATTTCCAGATCGAATTTAAAGGCGCATTTTACCAGAACTTGTATGCAGATCTTATGCAAGGAAACTCGTCACGCAGAACAGGTGTTTCTGGAGAAACAACAGCATCTCCTACACCTCCAGGAACAGAAGTATCAGCACCTGGCGTTGGAGGAACAAGTAATGGTGAACTGTCAGAAGTAAAGGCTCCTACAAGAGACGGATATCAAAAATCAGTAGTGCCAAACGGTTTGGGTGTATCAGCGTCATTAGGTACAAAACGTGCAATAGCTGAAGCATTTCATAATACACTTATTAATGGTGATACTGATATGGTTCAAGCAGAGATGGAAATTTGGGGAGACCCTTATTGGATACCTACTAGCGGCATGGGCAACTATAATGCTCCTCCTAGCGGCGCCAAACGTAATACAAATGCTGACGGAACAGTAGATTACCAAAACGAAGAAGTATTGATTGTTGTGAATTTTAGAACTCCTATAGATTACGTTGTCGGCGGTCAGATGCAGTTTTCGAAAATTGTAAAACCTTTTAGTGGATTATTCCAAGTAACACAAGTTACTAATACTTTTTCTAGAGGACAATTTAAATGTTCATTAAAATTACTTAGAAGAAGAGGCCAAAATGATACAGAAACAGGAGATACTGAAGTTATTGGAGAAGGAGATAGCCAAAAACAACAGTGGAATGGCAACAGAGACGGCGGCCAAGGTACTGGTGGTACAGCAGGACAGCCTAATAATCAAGGAAGTTCTACACCACCTGCATCCGGCGGCGGACAACAAAGAACCTTAGAAAGAACTGGCTCCACTGGAAAAACAACAACAACAGCTCCTAAAGGAAAACCAAGTGCCGGAGGCGGAAATCTAGCTACTATTACAACTAGTATCAGAGGACTTAGAACACAAGTTGCTGCGGTTTTGGCACCGAAATTTCAAGGATTAATCGACGAACTTGAAAAAGATTTTGGATATGAAATCACAAGTTTGGGCGGATATAACTACAGGTACATTTCCAATTCAAACACACTAAGCTGGCATGCTGGCGGAGTAGCAATAGATATTAACCCTGGCCCAAATCCCTACATCACTAGAAGAGGTGCAGCAGTAGTTACTGATATGCCTTTAAACGGTACAGGTAGTGCAATGACTGCACTTGCTGCAAAGTACGGGCTTGGCTGGGGAGGCGATTGGACAAGCTCTAAAGATGCTATGCATTTTTCCGCAGCAGCAAACGAAGGTGGTACTTTAACTGTCCGTCGAGGCGAAATACCAACATAGGGGTTTTAAATGGCAATTAATGATTTTGGCATTGGAGGAGGTGGATATACTCAAACTAGTGCAAGAACAGCAGCTGGTAAACGTGCAGAAGAACGTCGCAGATCACAAGAAGTTTCAAATTTATCTTCTGATGAAAAATTAAGAGAATTTAATCAATCAACAGGAGGCGGATATAAATCTTTAGCATCTTATGAAGATCCTGATGCTAAAGATCCACGGGGCAGAGGCCAACGAAACACAGTTTCTCCGGCTACTGAAAGTAATACAACCTTACCTAGTCAGAATCAACCTTCTGCACAGAACGGAGGAACACAAACAGTTTCTAATAGACCGTACATAGCAACTAATCCTTTAGATGATAGGTTTGATTTTAGAACTGGGCAAAAAGTTCATACTCTTTCAAATGCTACAGCAGCATTAAGTGCCCAGAGAGGAGTAATTGCAGGCGGTGCAAATGTAAATACTCCACAAGGACAAGCAGATCCTGATTCTTACGATCCAAGAGGACGAGATCAGCGCAACACACCAGTTCCACCGCCTGCTCCTAATACTCCGACATACGAGCCGGTTGACCCTAGACCGACAGGATTAACGTCAGAGGAAAGAGAAAAAAGAGTAGAGTGGGATAAAAAATATAGGCTAACACATAAACCCGATGGACAGCCTTTAACACAATATGATATAAGCATAGATGCATTTGGCGGATTATAATAATGGCAAGACCTAACACGTTATCAAGAACAGTAGTAAGTGCAGGACCACCTAAAGCCGGTGGTCCTTATGAAGCAATTGTTGTAAATCATCTTGATCCTTTCAATATGGGTACATTAGAAGTAGAACTATTAAAAGCAACATCGGGTAATAACCCAGAAAGAACTGGGCAATTAGTTACTTGTAAATATTTGTCACCTTTTTACGGTGTAACGTCAACCGGCGGAACTACAGCAAATGACGGATATGAATATACACAAAAAAGTTACGGATTTTGGGCTGTTCCGCCTGATGTAGGAACAAGGGTTCTAGTAATATTTACAGAAGATAATAGTAGGTATGGTTATTGGATCGGATGTATACAAGACGAAAATATGAATTTTATGGTTCCTGATGGAAGGGCAAGCACAAACTTAACCACAGGTGCTACTCCTAGTAACTTACAAGGATTTAAATTACCTGTAGGAGAATATAACAAGCGTATAGAAGAAGGTGCAGGAAAAGATCCTACTAGATTTAATAAACCTTATAACAAAGATTTTACACAAGTATTAGAAGTACAAGGGCTTATTGCAGACGAAATAAGAGGTACTACAACTACAAGTGCTAGACGAGAAGTTCCGAGTGCAGTTTTTGGTATTAGTACTCCGGGTCCTTTAGATAAAAGAGCTGGCGCACCTACACTGACCCAAGGTACTGAGCAACATAATGTTGGATATTATGCAAGTCGTCTTGGCGGAAGTAGTCTTGTTTTCGACGACGGCGATGATAAACTATTAAGGAAAGGTCATGCAGAAGAAGCTCCACCTTTTTATGCAAATGCTGAAGCAGGCGAAGCAGGCGGCGACGAAACTATACCACATAATGAACTTATACGTTTGCGTACAAGAACAGGTCATCAAATACTTTTACACAATTCAGAAGATTTAATTTATATTGGTAATAGTAGAGGAACAGCTTGGTTAGAAATGACCAGTGACGGAAAAATTGATATTTTTGCAAACGATAGCATTAGTATAAATTCAGAAGTTGATATTAACTTAACTGCTTTTAGAGATTTTAATGTTGAAGCGGGCAGAAATATAAACATGAAAGCTAGTGCAAGGTATTCTAATGGTTCAAACACAGACGGCAGACAGCTTGAATCAGGTAGGATACAATTTGAAGCAAAACATAATTTTAATTTAGATGTAGGTGCTGAAGGAAAAATTACTGTTGGAAATAGTTTACAAACACTAGTTGGAGATTCGATTAAGACAGAATCGGGTACAACTACACATTTAAAAGTTGGCGATAATTTACATATAGATGTAGATGCAGAATCAAACTGGTTTTCATCAGCAGCAATAAAAATAGGCACTAACGATACTTGGAATGTAACATCAAAAAGTAGTATGCATCATGATGCTGAGGGCTCAATACATATGACAACCGCACAAAGTGGTTATTGGCAAGCAGCAACTAATATAAATTTAAAACCTGCAGGAGTTCTTACAGGCGATGCTGGAGAAATACATTGGAATAGTGGGTTAACAGCTGATGCAACAAAAGGTACAGTTGCTGACCCTGCTGAAGTTCCTGTGCCTGTAGTTCTTTTACCAGAAATAACATTACCGCAAATAACTCCAGGAATACCAGATCCTGGAACATACAACACTATTCTAACAAGAGCGCCACAACATGAACCTTGGCCTCATCATGAAAACCAAAACCCACAATCATTTAAAACTGAAGTATTAGATAGAGAGAGTCCAGGACAGATTATTAACGGGCAACCTGCTCAAACTCCTGACACATTTAGGAAAAATGCTAACAATCCTCCTGCTGCCGGAAATCCTGCAATATCTAGTACAGGGAATCAGTCTGCTAGAGGATTTGTTACACAACCTTCAAGAGATCCTAAATCACCTAGTGCGGACAGAACTAAAGACAGTAGTTTACAAAGACCAGGAAAACTTACTGCTCCGGTATTAGGACCGAATGATGTTCCAGGTACAATTGATGGATTTACCAAAGCAGAAACAGCAAACTATATGAGTGCTATAGGACAAAGAGAAAGCGGCAACAAATATGATGTTGTTAACACTATAGGATTTTCCGGAAAATACCAATTTGGTTCTGCTGCACTTCAAGAGGCTGGTTATATTATTTTAGGATCTAGTAATAGGAATTCGACACTTGATAATCCAAATGCATGGACCGGTAAAAACGGAGTAAACAACAAAGAAGACTGGCTGAATAATAAAAATAACTGCCAAGAAATTGGTATGATTGCTTACACAAATAAAAACTTATCTTACTTAAAAAGAAACGGTGGTGTAAGAACAGGAGATAGTAACGAAGTTATTGCAGGCATGTTAGCAGGATCGCACTTGTTGGGTGCAAGTGCTATGAAGAATTGGCGTAACGGTAAACGAGGACAAGCAGATGCTTACGGTACCACAGGTGATGAATACTATGCACTAGGAACCGCTGCAATCAAGCGCGGCACGGCAATTGTATAAGGTAAATACGTTATGAGCACAATAGAAAAAAATCTTTACAAAAGAGTTACAGTAAAAAATGCAGCGGTTCCTAAAACTAGTTCGCAAGGAAAGTCTTACAGAGGATTTTCTACTGTAGACATTAATAGGGATTCTTATGCATTGTTTGATCTTGAACTTATAAAACAAGATATCATAAATCATTTTCACATACGCCAAGGAGAGAAAATATCAGACCCTGAATTTGGTACTATAATCTGGGATGTATTATTTGAGCCTTTTACAGAAGATGTAAAAGAAGCGATAATACAAAATGTTACGGAAATCATAAACTATGATCCTAGAGTAAGTGTTAATACTATAAATGTAATACCTTATGAATCAGGAATACAAATAGAAGCGGATCTTGTATATGTTCCTTATAGTATTGCCGAAACACTACGCTTTAGATTTGACCAAGCAGCTGGCCTAGTATAATAGTAGCACTTTATCCGATACGATAAATATTATAACAAACAAGGAATAGCCATGTCATCTACAGATAGACAGAACAGATTATTAGTAACAGAAGATTGGAAAAGAATTTACCAATCTTACAGAAATGCAGATTTTCAAAGTTATGACTTTGATAGTTTACGCAGAACTTTGATTAATTATTTGCGTGAAAATTATCCCGAAGATTTTAACGATTACATTGAAAGTTCAGAATATCTTGCACTAATTGACATGATTGCATTCCTTGGGCAAAATCTGTCATTTAGAACAGATCTTAATGCAAGAGAAAACTTTTTAGAAACAGCAGAGCGCAGAGAAAGTGTTCTACGTCTTGCTAGACTTATATCTTACAATCCAAAAAGAAACCAAGCAGCAAACGGACTATTAAAGTTTGACTCTATCAAAACAACAGAAACATTGATAGACAGTTCCGGAACTAATTTATCAGGAATTACAATTAATTGGAACGATGCAAGCAGCAGCTCTTGGTTTGAACAATTTACACAAGTTTTAAATGCTGCACTTCCTCCTGATAACGGAATAGGAAATCCAGTAAAGTCTGATAATGTAGCAGGCATTCCTACAGAGCAATACAGATTAAATGCTCTTAACACAGATATTCCAAGATTTAAGTTTAGTAAAACTGTAGAAGGTTCTACAGTACAATTTGAAGTAGTTAGTACAGATGTACAAGCAGGCGAAATTTTAGAAGAGCCGCCGCTGCCTGGAAATAATCCTGCATTTATATTCAGAGATGACGGTCGCGGATCAGGAAGTAGCAATACTGGCTTTTTTATGCACTTTAGACAAGGCGCATTGCAGACAGGTGATTTTTCTGTAAGTAACCCTACACCAAATCAAAACATTGCTATTGATGTTCAAAACATTAATAACAGTGATGTATGGGTATACAGTATAGACTCAAACGGATTTGAGTCAGAATTATGGACAAAGTTAGATGCTGTAGAAGGTAATAATATCATTTATAACAGCCTTAATAAAAATATTAGAAATGTTTACGCAGTTTCTACAAGAGTTGGAGACAGGGTGAACTTAATATTCAGCGATGGTGTATTTGGTAACTTACCTGCAGGCGGATTTAGATCATACTATAGAGTTAGTGCAAATAGAAATATTACTGTTAGCCCAGCTGGAATGAATAATATTAGTATTGAAATTCCTTATATTAGTAGAAAAAATACTAATGAGACTCTTACTATCACAATGAGTTTGAAGTATACAGTTACTAATGCAGCGCAAAGTGAGTCGAATGCAAGTATTAAAACTAATGCTCCTGCTACATATTATACTCAAAATAGAATGATTACAGCTGAAGATTATAATGTTGCTCCTCTAGGTGTTAGTCAAGATATTATAAAAACAAAGGCTGTAAATAGAGTAAGCAGCGGAATTAGTAGATACTTAGATCTTAAAGATACAACAGGAAAATATAGTAATACAAACTTATTTGGCACAGACGGTGTTATATATCAACAAGAGTTTACTGAAAGATCTGATTTTACATTTGTTACACAAAGCGATGTTGAGGGTATAATTTATAATAAAATTCAACCTTTACTTAAAGCAACAAATATAAAGAATTTTTACTGGGCAAAATTTCCAGAAAACATCGTTACAGATCTTAATGCATCTTGGACATCGGTTTCTACTCAAACAAACGCTGACACAGGTAACTTAACAGACCAAGACGGCGTTAATTTGAAAGTTGGACAGTTTACTAGTAACAGCCTAAGACTGATTGAATCTGGAACAATGCTGAGATTTGAACCACCAGAAGGTTATCATTTTATGCTCGATAGTTCAAATTCTATTATGGAAGGCAATGCAGATCATCCAAACGCTACAACATATAAATGGGTAAAAGTTGTAACTGCCAATGGAGACGGCACAGGTGAAACAAATGGTATAGGTGATATTATTTTAAACGATATTCTACCAACATCAGATAATCCAAATATTAAACCTATATTAACTCAAGTTAAGCCTAAACTAGCAACAGTTTTGTTAGACGATTTAAAAACACAAATCATAGATCAAACATTTGCTTATAATGATTATGCTATTAGATATGACGATGCAGCTAGACAATGGAAACTTATAACAGCTGATAACATTAACTCTACAGGAGCATTTAGCACAGGCAAAGCTGGTGATACAAGCGGTCAGCAACTAGATGCTAGTTGGTTAGTTTATTTTAAAACAAACGGCGAAACATATACAATTACATATCGCAATCTTAGGTATGTATTCGAAAGTGCAGATGAAATTAAGTTTTACTTTGACAAGTCTAGTAAAGTGTTTAATCCTAGAACAGGTAAAGTTTTAAAAGATAAAATTGATGTGTTATCTATAAACACATTACCTGACGGATCTGGAAGACCTTTTACTAGAGATTTTACATGGAGCGCAGTAAAAGAATTTAGAGATTCTGCAGGATATAGAGATACAAGAAAGTTAGAAATAACATTTTATGATAAAGACGATGACGGTGTTTTTGATGACCCTGAAATGTTTGAAGAAATTGTAAACCAGGAAGAATACATCTTCCAAAAAATATATACAACTTCGGACGGTGTGGAAGACTTTAAGTATTTTAATAATTCAAATGCTGACATCATTAAAGTTACTGATGAATCAGCAGTTGAAAGGACTGCTAACAATGACGGTAAAATATTCTACTTAACAGAAGAAGGTGTTTTTAAAGAATTTAATTCTACTGCGAATAGTCTTACAACTGTATCAAATTATAGAGCTTATATTGGTAGAGACGGTTTAAAATTTAATTATTTGCACGTAGCGGATAGTGAAACAAGAATAGATCCAAGTTTAAGTAATATTATAGATACATTTATTTTAAGTAAAAACTATGATACACAATTTAGACTTTACTTGGCAAACGAACTAGCTTCTATGCCTAAGCCGCCGAGCAGTGACGAATTGTATAGACAGTATGGTAGTAAACTTAATGCTATTAAATCAATTAGTGATGAAATTATATATCATCCGGTTAAGTATAAAGTGTTATTTGGATCAAAAGCCTTGCCCGATTTACAAGTTACTTTTAAAGTAGTAAAAAATCCTGATTTAGTTTTAAATGATAACGATGTAAAATCTAGAATCATTGGGTACATGAATAGATTTTTCTCAACAGAAAATTGGGACTTTGGAGATACTTTCTTTTTCCAAGAATTAAGTTCTTACGTAATGAATTCTATGAGTCCAGATATTGTTAGTTTCTTAATTGTTCCTAAACAATCAGATCAATCTTTCGGTAGTTTGTTCCAAATTAATTCTGAAAATAATGAAATATTTATTAATGGCGCTACAGTTAAAGACATAGAAATTATTGATGAAATTACATCAACTAAACTAAAAGCATCTGGAAAAGTTGTTACAAGCACAATACCTACTACAGTAGGTGTGCAGAGTGCATCTGTTAATACAGGAGCAACAAGCAGCAGTTCAAGCAGCATTTCAAGCAGCAGTTCAAGCAGCAGTTCAAACAGTGGAGGTTATAGTTACTAATGGCTATAGAAAACCAAAATGACGTTCCTTTGCCAGGCGACGGCGAAGAGAGAAGACGTAGCTCAGACTTATTACCTCGCTATTTTAGAACAACCGCAAATGTAAACTTTTTACAAGCAACAATGGACCAATTAATACAGCCGGGTGTTGCTGAAAAACTTAATTCTTATTTTGGAAGAAAAAATGCAAAAGCATTTCTTGCAGGAGACAACTATACAGGCGATGTAAGCAAGCAAAGAGAAAATTATCAGTTTGAACCAGCAATGGTTATCAAAGACGAATTAGATAATGTTACTTTCTATAAAGACTATAATGACATAACAAACCAAATTTCTGTATTTGGCGGCGATGTTAGAAATCATAGTTCTCTTTATTCTCAAGACTATCATCCTTGGAATCCACATATTGATTGGGATAAGTTTGTAAACTTCCGTGAGTATTATTGGTTACCAACCGGGCCGCAAGTTGTTGATGTTTTAGGTCAAGAACAAGGTATCCAAAGTACATATAAAGTTACTCTTGCCGATCAAGGAGATAATGTTTCATATATCTTTACTCCAGACGGACTTACAGCAAATCCGAAGTTAACGCTTTACAGAGGACAAACATATAGATTTGAAATAAACACACCCGGTCATCCTATGGCAATTGCATTGTCAAGATCTTTTACTCCTGGTAACTCTGTTATAACTGCCACAAGAGAAGGAGTTAGAGGAGAAGGATTATTTGACGCAAGTTTATTTGGTGATAGTTACGATGTAGGCGAATTTATTATTTTACCTCAAGAAGGTGGAATAGAAGTTGGTGATGATATAAACACAAGCGAATTATATCCAGACGGCATTACAAAATTCGACGAGGAAGGTATTGAAATTGCAAATGTTTATGTCGAAGAAGGCACAATAGAGTTTACCATTCCTTTAAACTCACCTGACTATCTTTTCTATATAAGTAAAAATGATTTACAAACCAGTGGTCAAATAAGAATATACGACATTGAAGAAAACACAGCAATCAATGTTGAAGCAGAAATTTTAGGGAAAAAAGAATACACAAGTTCAAATGGTATAAAATTTACTAATGGACTTAAAGTACAGTTTTCTGGAAAAGTAACTCCTGAAAAATATGCAGAAGGTTCTTACTATGTCGAAGGTGTAGGCGATGAGATTAAGTTAGTTAGAGACCGAGACTTAATTCTTCCTTCTGCGTACTCTACCGACCAGCCTGTGCTGTTTGATAGTGAAGGGTTTGATAGATTGCCTTTTGCAAATCAAAGTAGTTATGCAGGTGAAAAAGATTATATTGTTATTAATAGAGCAAGCCCTGATAAAAACCCTTGGGCAAGATATAATAGATGGTTCCATAAGGATGTAATACAGTATGCAGCAGAAGTCAATGGCCAAGTTAGTAATGTAGACCAAAGTGCAAGAGCTAAAAGACCTATTATTGAATTTGAAGCCGGACTAAAACTTTTTAACAATGGTGTATTTGCAAAAAACGATATTGATTTAATAGATGATTATACAGAAGATGTATTTTCAACAATTGAAGGTCAGCTCGGTTATAATGTAGACGGTATTGCCCTTGCAGATGGTATGCGAGTTTTGTTTACAGCAGACAAGGACATACTAGTTAATGGTAAAATATATGAAGTAAAATATATCACAGTAGGAAACAGAAGACAGCTAACACTCCAAGAAGCAGTTGATACTTTACCACAAGAATTAGAAACCGTTCTTATTACAAAAGGTGACAAGTATGCCGGTACTTTATTTCATTATACTGGAACTGAATGGAAAAAGTCTCAAGAAAAAACAAGTACAAATATAGAACCAAAATTTGATTTGTTTGATAGTAAAGGCAACAGCTTTGGAGATCAATTAGTCTACGAAGCAAATAACTTTACTGGCACAAAATTATTCAGTTATGCTAGAGGAGACGGAACAGTCGATAATGAACTAGGATTTTCGTTAACTTATCAATCAATTGAAAATTCAGGAGATATAGTATTTGACTTTAATCTATTAACAGACAGTTTTGTGTATCAAGATGAAGAAGGATTTTATACAGTTTCTACTGATACTGCATTTTTGAAAAAATATAATGCAAATAGATCTTATGTTTATGAAAACAGTTGGACTAATGAGCCTGTTAAAATGCAACAAAAAATTATTAGACAATATATTAGTACAATTGGTCAGTCAAATAATTTTGAAGTTGATGTTGTTGATAATGCTGCAAACATACAAGATTTAAGAGTAGCAGTTTATGTTAATAAAAAATTAAAATTCGATTTAGTAGACTACGAACTAGATAGATTTAATTCTCGGTTGTTTGTAAGATTTTATAATGAGTTGGCAGAAGATGATGTAGTTGAATTAAGAATTAAAACTAAAACTACAAAAAATGATAACGGCTATTATGAATTTCCTTACAACCTAGAAAGAAACCCAAAGAACCAAGATATTACACAGTTTACTTTAGGCGAAGTCATTGACCATGTTGACTCTATGATCGAAGACATTATACCTTTTGTTGGCGGATATCCTGGTCCTAGTAATTTAAGAGATATTAAAAATATTAACAAATTTGGAAAAAGATTTGTTAAGCATACTGCTCCAATGAATCTTGCAGGATATCATTTAACAAGTAAAGAGTTTAATGTTATCAATGCAATTAAAAACTCAAAAAATGATTATGCAAAATTCAAAAGACAATTTTTACAAATTGCTGAAACATTGGGATATGATGGACCAATAAGAGAACATGTAAATAAAATTCTTTCAGAATTAAACAAAGACAAAACACCTTCTATGCCTTATTACTTTAGTGATATGGTTCCTATTGGTGCAAACAATGTCTTAACTTTTGAAGTTTTAGATCCTAGAAATCCTTATTATGCTTTAACACAACCTTTTGATCCGAAAGAGTTAACAAACAAATCAGTTCAAGTTTATTTAAACGGAAATTTGCTTTTAATAACTGAAGATTATACATTTGACGAAAATGGATTTGTATTAGTAGATGCAGGACAAAGAATCGGCGACACAATTGAAGTTATTGAGTGGGAGTCAACTGACGGTGCATATATTCCTCCTACTCCTACAAAACTAGGGTTGTATCCGGTATACAAACCAGAGATATTTGTAGACGACACTTATTTAGAACCTACTAAAGTAATTCAAGGTCATGACGGATCTATTGTTGTAGCATTTGATGATTTTCGAGATCAATTATTATTAGAACTAGAACGTAGAATTTTTAATAATATTAAACTTGGCTATAACAAAGAAATTTTTGATCTTACTGATTATCTACCAGGTACTTATAGAGATACAGGTATTCAACTAGAAAGTCTTAATAATGCACTTTTAAGTGACTTTGTTGAATGGCAGCAATTGGTAGATTCTGATTATACAGAAAACGAATTTTATAGCAGAGACAACCAGTTAACATTTAACTACTCCCAGATGAACGATCCTGAAGGTAACTTACTTCCAGGATTTTGGCGTGGTGTATATAGAAAAGCATACGACACCGATCGCCCTCATTCACATCCTTGGGAAATGTTAGGTATAACAATTAAACCAGACTGGTGGGATAGCACATACGGTAAAGCACCTTACACTTTAGATAATTTAATATTGTGGGAAGATTTAAGCGAAGGGTTAATTAAAGAACCAGGCAACATTCGAAGAGATTGGCGATATGCAAGACCTAATTTATTAAAAAATATTCCAGTTGATAAAAATGGAAAAATTAGATCTCCACTATCTTCTAACTATGCAAAAAATTATATTGCAAGAAACACTAGAAATAAATTTGCATTTGGAGATGTTTCACCAACTGAAAGCGCATGGAGAAGAAGTAGCGAATATCCTTTTGCAATTATTAGAGCTTTGATACTTACAAAGCCAAATGAAATATTTGGTAAAGCATTTGATCTTTCTAGAATTGTAAAAAATATAGCCGGTCAAAAAGTATATAAAGATACTGGTAAATTTATTGAATTAAATAAGCTCACATTTGCAAATAGTTATAATCGTGCAGAAAGAAAAATTACAAGCGGCTTGGTTAATTATGTTTTTAACTATATTAGTGCTAATGTAGATTCTGTATATTCAGAATATAAAAACCAACTTACAACACTTACAAATCAAATGGGTTTTAAGATTGGCGGATTTAGTGATAAAAGTAAATTTAAATTGTTATTAGACAGCAGAACTCCTTATAATCAAGGTAATGTTTTTGTACCTGAAGAAAATTATAAAATATTCTTTAATACAAGTTCTCCGGTAGCTAATCAAATTTATAGTGCTGTAACAGTTGAAAAGGTTACAGGCGGATACCGTGTAAGAGGTTATGCATTTGAAAACCCTTATTTTCCTTATTACCAATATATTGAAAGCAATTCGGACAATGTAATTATTGTAGGAGGTGTTAGCGAAACATTCCAAACTTGGTCACCTGATACAAGATTTTTACAAGGTGTTGTTATTGAAAATGCAGGAATATATTATAGAACAACATCTGCATTTACAAGTGGTGCAGTTTTTACATTAGAAAATCTTGCTAAATTACCAGAGCTACCTACTACAGGTGGTAGAAGAGCAATTATAAGAAAAACCTTTAGAAAGGTTGAAAAACGTATAAACTACGGTACACAACTTAGAACCAGTCAAGAAGTAGTTGACTTTTTGTTAGGATACGGTCAGTACCTTGAAGACCAAGGTTTTGTATTTGACACTTATAATAACACAACTACAGATTTAGACGATTGGAAATACGCTTGTAAAGAATTTTTATTCTGGACTACACAAAATTGGGCAGCTGGCACAGCAATTAGTTTAAGCCCTGCTGCAAATGTTTTACAATTTAGAACTGATTATGCAGTTGTAGACAACTTGTTTGATAACTTCTATTCGTATAGTATATTAGATGCAGATGCAAGACAGATTGATAAATCATTTGATCATACAATTAGACAGCAAAATAGTTTTGGTCTAGTTCTAAAAAATACAGATCAGGGTATATATCAAGCACAGTTGCCATTAGTACAAAAAGAACACGTATGTTTATTAGATAATCAAACCCAATTTGGTGATGTGATTTACCAACCATCGACCGGATACAGACAAGAGCGCATAAAAGTTTTAGGTTATAGATCTGATAATTGGACTGGTGGATTAGATATTCCAGGATTTGTATATGATGATATTGACATTACCGTATGGGAACCCTATAAAGATTATACAATTGGCGACCTTGTCAAGCATAAAGAATTTTATTATGTAGCATTATATAATATTCCAGGCGAAGAAACATTTAACAATAATGTTTGGCAGCGTCTTGCTGAAAAACCCGAATCACAACTAATGGTCAACTTTGATTATAAAATTAATCAGTTTGCAGATTTTTATGATTTAGATAGTGATAATTTTGATATAGGACAACAAAAATTAGCACAACACTTGATCGGTTATCAACCGAGGAATTATCTTGCAAATATTGTCAACGATGATGTAAGCCAATTTAAATTTTATCAAGGTATGATTGCTGATAAAGGTACATTGAATAGTTTAACTAAACTGTTTGATGCACTTAATAGTGCTGACAAAGATAGTTTAGAGTTTTTTGAAGAATGGGCAATTGAGCTAGGACAGTACGGTGCTACTGACAAATATAAAGACGTTGATTTTATACTAGACGAAGAAAAGTTTAGAATTAATCCACAACCTATTGAACTAGTAGATATTAAAGATGCATCTCGCATTGATAACGTTATTGAAATACAACCTTACGAAGTATATTCTAAAGCAGATGATTACCAGTCAAAAATCTTTCCAAAAGTTGCAGATGTAAAAGAATTTATTAAATCTGCAGGATATGTAAGAGTTGAGGATATCAAGTATCGTATTCAAGACAAAGACGAGTTTCTTGACGTTACAACAGATCAAGTTATTATAGGTGATTATGTTTGGGTAACAGACGACAATCAATCATGGAATGTTTATCAATTAGTTGATACACCGTATAATGCTTTAAGTATAGTTGTTGAAGACGAAGGTGCGGACGCTATTGAAGCAAGTTCTTCACCTTTTGCTAGAGTAACACTTTCTAAATACGTAAGTAACGACCTAGAAGTAGGAGATGTAGTAGGTGTTTACAATGCAGGAGCAATTGGATTAGATTATTTCTGCTATGTAGCAGAAATAGATGCAAAAGATATTGTTTTAGAATTGCCTGAAGGTTTAGAAATTACACCAACAGAAGAAGAAGTTAATCTATTAGTTGCAAAGTTTAGAAGTGTAAGGGTTTCAAACACACAAGAATTAAACACACTAATCGAAACTTACAAATCACCGAATCAAAAAATATGGATTGATAAACTAGGTGAAAGTTGGAGTGTAATACAAAACTCGCAAAACTATTTCGAGCAACAGGTATTGTTTAACCCAACACCGATTTCAGAAAACTATGAAAAGTACGGAACTTCGATTGCTGTAAGTGATGACAATAGAAATTTTGCAGCAGCAGCGCCTGATGACAATGACGGTAAAGTACATCTTTACAAACGTAGTATTGAAACTAATAACTTAGTACTAGGACAGTCGTTAGTTCCACCAGATGATATTAGAATTACTGACGTTACGTTAACTCTTGGAGTTCCTGTGAATCTTGCAGTAGATGAACAAATTAAACAAGGTAGTGCGATAGGTACAGTAGTAGAACAAGTCAATGCTGGCACCGAAATAAAATTAGGTGATGTATTTGGTGTCTTTACAACCGGCAACGGGGATCTTATAAAAATAAATGGCGGTGTTGAAACTAGTCTTGGCGCTGGCACAGAGCCAGTTGATGTTGCAGTGAGTCAAAGAGCTATAAACTTTGGTAAAAGTGTTGCAGTATCTCCAGACGGGCTATATCTAGCAGTTGGCGTTCCAAATGCAGAAGAAATTAAAACAAGGTACAAAGGAGATTTTGATCCTTTTGTAAATTACGGTAAGAATGATATTATCAATTTTAGAGAAAGTCTATACAAAGCTAATAGGGAAATTATTCCAGCATCTGCTGCAACAACATACAATACATTTAACAGTTATAAAGATATTGCAAGTGCCCCTGATGCAGATAGCACACTAATAACACTATTATTAACAGGTAATCCTGGACTTTCAGGAAAGCCAACGGACCACTTTTTATTAAGAGCCCCGTTTGAAGCATATCTTGCTACCGAACCTGGAGACCAAGTAGGTGTTACTTGGAATAGATATTCTAACAGTAACCCTACACTAAATGCATATTTTCCTTGGGATGGCGACAGCGGTGCCTTAACGTATGATGTAATTACAGATACACATACAATTGTTGAAAAAATTGACTTAGTATTATACGTAGATACATTTATTAATACACCGCAAGTCGGCGATTTCATTACAACACCTACCGGTAGCGGACAACTATATTATATTGGTATACAAGACGACAGTTGTGTAATGTATTTGACACGGGTTAACGGTGTTTTTGATAATACCGGTACTGCTTATGTAAATGATAGAGATTCAATGGGCATTTATCAAATACTTGCTGATAATATAATTGACGGGCTGGGCGGCTTCTGGTATTTTAATGTTTATTCTGATAATGAAAAAACAGTTCCTTTAACGTACTTGAATGGTTCTACATGGCTTGATACAGGTACTGGTGTGATTTACAATGATATTAAAATTGCTTCAGACAACAGACAGATTAATGAATATTTTAACTTACAAAACCTAATCAGTACAATAGGATCTTATACAGGACAGCAAGATCAAGCAGGTCAAATACTCAATTTAACTTATTGGGGCGACAACGGTAACTTACCTGTTAAACAAGAATTTTCAACAGATTTATTTGCTGTTAGGATGAGCAAGGAATACCAAAGTAAAATTACTGATGAAAACGGAGCTGTTCTTTTAGATCCAGTTACCGGAGATAATATTGAAGTAAGATTAAATTTATATGATTTAAATGATTATGTTATTGACACAGATGCTGCTGGATTTACATTTGAACAACTTAACAAAAAACACGAAGTTGTTGAAATATGGGACGGATATATAGATTTTGAATTTACAGAGTTTATTGGCGATGATCCGTATGAACCACTAGTTGGATCAATAATTACAGACATACAAACACCGTTTGATGAATTCGGCGGCCTAAGTTTAATTAAAAGAACAACTAGTAGAGCAGAAGTAGTTAGGTATCAAAGAGACGGATTTTCTGTAAGGGTATTCCTTAGAAATATAGAAGGTGATTGGTCGCAGTTAAACAACATTGCAAGATATGAAATCAGAAGAGAACCAGATCCTGTACTATTTCCTGGAGAGCCTGCAAGGGTCATGGGACGGATTTCTAGTGTTGAGCAGGATATTGCACTAGGAACTGACCTTATTGGTGGATTATTAATTTTTAGAAACGCAGACGGAAACTTGCCTTTGCGTAGAGGCGCACAATTATTACCTAGCTGGCAATACAGTAAAATTGTCGATGAAGAATATTGGTTCTATGACGAAGAGCTTAAACTAGGTGCTGATGTTCCGGCTAACTATCCTGATTATTATAACAGAGACTATACACAAGTATATTCAGTAACTGTAGACGATTTCGGTGATGTTAAGTACGACAACGAAGGTGTTATAAGTATTTTCAAGTCAAACGGCAGAAGCGGCTATTCATATGTAAACAGTTTTGTTAGTGAACGTGCTGCAACTAATAAAGAATACGGAACCAAAATTAAAATGGTCCAAGACGGCTTAGATTATACTTTATTTGTAAGTTCTACAGGCGACACTGGACAACTTGAAATTATTAAACACGGTGTTCCCAAAGATAAATTAGAAAATTTCTTCGGAGAATGGGGACCTATAAACGAATTCGAAGCAGGTACAATAGTTGAAAATAATGGCGAGTATTACGAAGCACGTAGATTTGTTCCACAAGAAGAAATACCGATTGATGTTTCTAATACAACTTATTGGAATAGAATAAGTTGGCGTTACGGTAAAGACGGTGACTACAAAGGATTGTTTGCTAATGATCCGTTCTTAGATTATTCACCGGGAGAAATTGTAAAATATGCTGACCCTGACGATGATAGTACTCTTAAACTATATAAAGCAATAACAAGAGTTGACGGAACACAACCGTTTAACTCTAGAGATTGGGAAGTAGTTACAAGTGGTGAAGATTATTTAGGATACCTTCCAAACAATAGTGGCACACTGTATGAAAATGAATTTGTGTTTAGTCCTAAATGGCCGCTTACACAATTTGCTAAAAACTTTGATGTAAGCAAAGATGGTAAAACGCTTGTTGTACTAAACGAGCATAAAGTTGAAGTTAAAGTAAAAGCAATTGATACTGACAACGACACAATTGTTCTTAGCGATGATTCGAGCACAGCGTGGATGTCAATAGGTATGCCGATACGCATTAGAATACCTGCTGCTATTGATAGTGCAGGAGCAGCAGCACAAGTTGGGCTTTCTGAAGGTGTTACATATTATGTACACAGCATATTAAACGATAAAGAATTTAGAATTGCAAACAATTATTTCAACGATGACGCCGGTGGTATTGATCCGACTCTTAATGTAGATACTCCGGATAGTACTTGGGAATATCTTGCACTAGACGAATACGGAGAAGGATTTTATATTACTGACTTTACAGTGAGTGACACTATTACTTCGATAGGCATATACAAATTAGACGGTAACAAGTATATGTTTAAGCAAATAATAGAAGATACAAGCAGTAAAGACGGTATCTACCATGACATTGCTATTAGCGACGACGGCAAGTTCCTTGCAATAAGTGAACCTTTTAATGATAGTAAAAATATTGATCAAGGCAGGGTATTAGTTTATAAAGAAAATGCTCAAGGTCAGTTTACAGATCCAGTAATACTTTACAGTCCAAACAATGAACAATCTGAATTATTTGGTTATAATATAGACTTCAGTCAAAATGAACTAGTAATAACAAGTAAGAACGGTGACATAGTTTCTCCGACTACATTTGACGGTACAAGTTTAGGCAACACAGAAACTGTTACTTCTTTTGACTCTGGGTTTACAACCTTTAATAATATTAATATTAATAGTGGTGCTGTATTTGTATTTGAAAACCTAAATGACGAATTTGTTTTTGCAGAAAGATTTAGTTATGCAGGAGAAACTGAAACATTTGGTGAAATACTTTTAATTAATGATAATCATACTTACGTAGGTATGCCTAGAATAACAAAAGAAACTTATGAAGGCGAAATAATAGATTATAGAAAACCGTTCAATAAGTCAGCTTGGAATATAATAAGAGAACCGGTGGATACTGTTGATATTAGTAAAATAGAAGGTGCCTTCTTATACAATAAAGAAACAAATACAAAACTAACTGATTTAGATTTTGTAGATATTATACAAGGAAAGTTTCCTGGTGTTGCTGAAGAAGAAATAGATTACAAAACACCTTGGGATCCAGCACGTTATAATGTTACACCGATAGCAGGTATGTTTGATGAAGCCGACCCTTGGGGTCCGTCACATGTAGGCGAAGTTTGGTATGATATTAGTAGAACGAAATTTATCAACGCTTATCAAGGTGACAGTGTACATCAAGTTAATAACTTTAATAAATTAATGCCGGGATACGAAGTAGTAGTTTACGAATGGGTAGAAAGTGATTATATTCCGAGTGCATGGGATGATCTTAGCGGAACTGATGCAGGTATTGCAGTAAACGTAAGCGGACAGTCTGCATATGCAGATGCACAATACACACAAGTTATTAACTATGACGAAACTACACAAACTTTTGGAAGCAAATTTTACTTCTGGGTAAGAAATAAAACAGATGTTCCTGTTAATAAATCAAGAATACTATCTGTAAATGATTTAGCTAGAATTATATCCGATCCTGCAGGCTCGGGTTATAGACATTTGGCAATACACGCTCAAGATAGATTTATAGTTCATAATGTTGATAGTTTCTTAAATGATAAAAATGTTGTGCTTAACGTTAAATGGCTCAACAATGAAAATGCTGAACAAAATATTCACACACAATATCAAATTATGAGTGACGGCTTAGCAACAAGCGTTCTAAATGAAGAAACTGAGCGTAAATGGTTTGATAGTTTAATAGGATATGACGAACAATCTAGGCAAGTTCCGGATCCGAATTTACCAGTTAAATTAAAATATGGTAATAGATTTTCTCCTAGACAGGGAATGTTTGTTAACAAGACAGAAGCATTAAAGCAAGTAATAGAAAGAATTAATCTAGTTCTTATAGAAAAACTTATTGTTGATGATTTTAATTTATCGCCGTTAACATCGGCCCAAGTAAAACCAAGTAAGTTTACAAATTTGTATGATTATGAAATTGATACTTTAGAAGAATTAAGATTTATCGGTACAAGTAAAGTTACCCAAGCACAGCTAACACCTATTGTTAGCAACGGTAAAATTACTAGAGTGGAAATTATAGACGCAGGCAGAGGGTATAAAGACATTAACTTTGATCCAGAAACTGATACTGTTAGAAAAGGTCCTACAGTTGAAATAGTAGGACAAGGATCGGGTGCAGAATTACAAACATATATTAATAATCTTGGACAAGTTACTAGTGTTGAAATTATAAGTCAAGGCGAAAACTATACTGACACAACTAGATTAATTGTAAGGCGTTTAAGTGTTCTTGTAAATGCAGATAGTTCAGTTTACGGAAAATGGTCAATTTATGATTGGGATAATACTTCTAGCGAATGGTTTAGAAAACGTGTACAAGAGTTCGATACAAAACTTTTCTGGGATTATGCAGATTGGTATGCTGACGGGTATAATGCATTTACAGATATAAATGACAAACTAGAAGGAACATACCAATTATATGGACTAGATAATAATTTAGGTGATATTGTAAAAATTAATAGCGTTGGTTCAGGCGGATGGCTTCTTCTAAGAAAAATCGATAACCAAGATACAGAAGATTTTACAATCAATTATGAAACTGTAGGTAGACAAAACGGTACTATACAGTTTAAAGAATCACTTTATGATTTATTGAATAACAGCATTGGTTTTGATACTAGAAGTTTTGATAGTTATTTTTATGATAATCAGCCTATTAAAGAATTAAGAATAATACTTGATACAATTAGAGATAATATTTTTGTAGACGAATTGGCTGTAGAATATAATAAACTTTGGTTTGCAAGTTTGCGTTATGTTTTCTCAGAACAAAGTTATGTTGATTGGGCATTTAAAACAAGTTTTGTAAAAGCAAAACATAATCTAGGAATATTAGAACAAGATATTACATTTAATAATGATACACTTCCTAGTTATGAAGCATATATTGAAGAAGCTAAACCTTAT